AAGCGTCCATCGCCATTCCCGCCTCTGCATGGACTACCGCTACTAAGCTGGTGGAAAACGGCACAAACGGTGCGGACGGAAAACCGGGCAAAGACGGGACGGACGGCAAGAACGGTACAGACGGCACGAACGGCTACAATTCCGCCGTCGTTTATCTGTACAAAAGAGCAGAAAGCGCCCCGGACGTACCTGCCAGCGCACTTCTGTACACCTTCGCCACCGCATCCCTGACAGGTACATTGGACGGCTGGACACAATCTTTGCCCGACGCGGACGGTAATCCGTGCTGGGTCATCCAGTCCCAAGCCGTGGCGCGAACGGCAACCGTATCCGTCTCCGTCTGGACAGCCCCGATAAAGCTGGTAGAGGACGGCGAGGCAGGTGCAAAAACCTACTATCAGAGCACCCCGCCCACCGACGCAAGGGAGCAGGATCTCTGGATTGATACGGATGATAACTGCAAGTTGTATCGCTACGACGGGACAGAATGGCAATCCGTACAGGACATGAACATCCCGCAAATCCTTGAGCGGCTCGTTTCCGTCAACACTACTTTCTCTGTCTTGCAAGACTCCATTGAAAGCAAGGCGGAAAAAACCTACGTCACGAACCAGTACGATTCACTAATTAAAACCTTCAACAGTACTCTGACCCAGACCGCACAAGCCCTGCAAGCGGAATTTGAAGCGACTGCGCAGAACGCCGCGGGTAGCGTAGACACTAAGTACTCTACGCTAATTCGCGCAAGTGGCGACGGCGTGGAAATCGGCAAGTCCAACAGCGCTTTCCGTACCTTGCTGACAAACGAACGGCTCTCATTCATGCAGTACAGCGGCACGGTTGCAACAGAGGTTGCGTACATCAGCAACAAAAAGCTGTATATCACCGACGCGCAAATCACAAACAGCCTCGCTATCGGTGCGCAGGGCAAGAACACGTTCGTATGGGCAAAAACATCCAACGGTCTTTCCCTGCGCTATGTAAGCGCGGAAAGCTAAGGAGGACAAAGAACTATGCCGTCAGTGGTCTTTTCATCGAGCAGTATTTCCCCGACCAACTCCTACCGAAAACGCGGAAATACTGTAACCGCATCTTTTTACCAGAGCAGCGGCAACCTCCCCGGCGCGGGCAGTTCCATCCAGAGTGTGGTCGTGTCGTTCTCCGACATCACGGTCTATTCACAGACAACAGCCGGATTCTCGACAAACTACTTTGAGGTCAGCCTCGACCTTGACAGCGCAGGTTCTCAGACGCAGGTCGCGTACAGCGTCAGTTCCGCACTTCTCAATTTCACGGGCGGCAGTATCACCTTTACAGTGTGGGGCGGCGGCAGCAGCACGAGCAACGTCCTAAACGTCCGCACTGGCTGTACAATCACCATCACCATCAACTACTCCGCCGCATCCAAGTCTACCGGCTACCTCAGCGCGTCCTCCATCGCGCAGGGCGGCGCAATCGGACTGACTCTGAACGCTTATGAGGACAGCTATTGCCACATCGTGCGCTGGAGCCGTGACAGCACTCACGCACAAACGCAATATCTGGGTGCAGGAATAAGCTACACGTCGATGAGCATACCGACGAGCTGGCCGACCGGCACGGCATATGCGCAGCTCGAAACATACACGGATGACAGCTACTCATCCTGCGTGGGCACAGAAGTCTATTCATTCACCATCACGGTTGACCCTGCGAGCGTTGTGCCGACCGCAGGTACGCTGTCAGTTGCTCTGGTACAACCCGCAACTGTCCCGTCAAACTGGGACGTATTTGTAAAAGGGTACAGCACTGCCAAGCTGACACTAAGCGGCAGTTCTCCGGGCAGCGGCTCGTCCTACAAGGCCATCCTGCTTTCCTGCGGTTCTCAGCAGAAAAGTTCGCAAAGTGAAACAACCTTTACGACGAATGCGCTGATGGAAACCGGGATGCTGACGTGTAAGGCAAAAATTACGAATGCCTACGGCAACGCAGCATCAGCAACGGACAAAACGATCACCGTCTACGACTACTTTTCCCCGATTTTCGCGTCTCTTGCGGCGTACCGATGCACCAGCAACGGCACACCAAGCGACACAGGCGCATACATCAGCGTAACCGCAAGCGTGACAATCGCAAGCGTAAACGGCAAAAACAGTCTTGTAACGCTCCAAGCACAGTATGCTCCTGCCGGGTCCGATACATGGAGCACCGCGCAAGCCATCACCAATGGTTCCGCAACCGTCATCGGCGGCAGCATCAGCGGCACGGGCGGCTATCAGGTACGGGTTACGGCAATCGACGGTCTACAAAATCAATCCGGTAGCTACTCTCAGACGACCGCTACCGCGCTAACCTCTGACCATGTTATTTTCTGCATGGACGGCGGGCTGAACGTCAGTGTCGGTATGCAAGGTACGAGACAACGCGCCCTACAAATTAACGGCGATTGGGACATCTATCATGGTACTACCAAGCTCAATGGGACAATCCCCATCAGCCGGGGCGGGACAAACGGAACAACGGCCGCCACCGCGCTGTACAATCTGATTAACGCGCTATCCGCCGTCACTCCCGTAGCCGCAGACAGAATCCCCTTCATGGATGCGGACGGAAAGACAGCAGGATATGTAACACTTACAAACCTGCTGACAGCGCTCGGTTTTTCCAGCGGTATCCTCCCGCTTGCAAAAGGCGGTACGGGGGCGAGTACCGCCGCAGGAGCCAGAAGCAATCTGGGCATCACACCTGCCAACATAGGCGCGGCGAAAACATCACACTCACACAGCGGCAATGACATCACATCAGGACAAATTGATTTGGCGCGACTGCCTTTCAAGTGCGCGTGGGGCACGGCATACGTTACAGGCGTTTCATGGGCCACTGTTTCCTACTCAAGCGGTTCAGGTGCTTCGAGCTTTTCGTCTACGCCTGTTGTCATCGTGTCGTATGGCGACGCGGCTAACGGATCCAGCGCCTACGGTGTAAACGCGCTTAAAACACAGGCCATCACAAGCAGCAACTTTCAGGTATGTATGTCAGGTGGTTCAGGTTCGGGCAGCCGCGAGGTACACTGGATTGCAATCGGCACATAAAAGGAGGCGTGCATCATGGATAAAATCAAGTCTACTGCGCAGGCGGCGGCAGTTGTCCGCGCAATCAAAGACGCTCTGAACCAGCTCATTGTGCAGGGGCGCGATAACTGCTACATCGTCGTCGCGTGCGACAGCGACCTTAACGCTCTTGCTGCGTATCTGCATGATGAGATTGACAAGGAGAATATTGTAAGCGGAAAGGAGAACGAAGCGTGAAAGCAGTAAGTGTTGAACCCGTCGCCAGACGAGACGGAAAAACAGTAGTCCGGGCGCTCATTGTGGCAAGCGAAACGCCCGAAACGCTCCCGACGACGGGGCAAGGCATCGAGGGGATGAACGCTGAGCAGGTGTTCGCCCCTTTTTCTATCCTGTACGTTACGGCTGACACGGACGAGAAGGTGTATATTACCAACGAGTCCGGCGTGTTCGTACCGCAGTAAGGAGGCGCGCACAATGAGCAAAATTCTGCAACTTGTACTGCCGTTCTGGGTCATGGCCCGGAAATACGCGAAAACCTACACTGACTCGCGTATGACTGGACTGGTGGGGCTTGCCTACAAGATGACCCTCGAAAACGGGGTGATGAAAATGACCGTGTATGACAGTCGTGCCATCACGGCATCCCTCGCGAACGGCGCATTCATCCTGAACAACCAGCAGTAAGAACGGAGGGAAAAGAACTATGGCAAATTATGTTGACCGAATCAGCCTGAACGGCAATACTGCGGACATCATCGGCATCTCGAACGATGGTTACTACCCCGGTGTTGACCTGACGGTGAAGCACGCGGAAGAAATCGCGAGCTATGACAACGTGTGGGCGTGGATTAAGGCGCGCATTACGGCGGGTAACTACTCGCAGATCCATGTAGCAGACTACATCCCCTTCACCACTTCCAACAATCGCGTTTTCAACGCGCAGGTCGCGGGTATCAACCCGTACACGGGCTATGGCGCAACGGAACTCGGCAACCACATCGACTTCATTACCCGTGAACTGTGGCCGGAGACGTTCCAGATGAACCTTGTCAACATCAACAACGGTACGTCTGAAACGCTGAAAGACCCGTGGCGCGCAAGCAA